CGCGAGCCGCGTTTGCCCCATCCCGTACATAAGTGCCAGATTAATGGTCTTTGCTTGAAATCGCGGAAGGTTACAGATGTCCGCAACTTTCTGGTGGAAATCCGTTTTCGGGTCGGTAGCGTAGGCTTTGACAAAATCAGCCGCTCCCGTGAGACCTCCTCTGGTTAAGCTGGCATAGTGAACTAGTATCCGAGGCTCTTGCTGGTCAAAATCCAGAGAAGCCCACTGCTGGTTTTCTTCCGGCAGAAACAACCCCCGTATCATTTTGGAAATGACGGGGTTACGGGAGGGTATCTGCTGAAGGTTCGGGTTCGCCATGCTGATGCGCCCGGAGACGGTGCCCCCGCCATCAGAGCGCAGTTGGTTGATGTGGCCGTGGATGCGACCTTTGTTCTCGTACCTAAAAATGCTGGACAGGAAGGTGTTTCCTATCTTGTCGATTTCCCGCGCTTCTGCAATCTTCTGGGCCATGGGATGCTCATGGTACTTCAGAAAATTCTTGGTGAAGGACGGCCTTCCCGTCTTTGTTCTGGAGTAGGGGATGGACAATTTGTCGAATACCTTGGCGATGGAAGCAGCCGCCCACAGTTCGATCCCAAGACCGGTCTCTTCTTTGACACTTTTCAGGCATTCCTTTACGTGTTTCATCAAATCTGCCTGAAGTTTCTCCGCCTTATCTAAATCAACACGAACGCCTTGCCACGTCATATCAATACAAATGGGGAGAACTTCTGTTTCGAGATCAAATATCTGCCACAGATCCTCTTGCGAAAGGAGAGCTTTGAAGTGTTGCCACAGGTTCAACGTTAACTGGGCGTCAGCTTCGGCGTACTCTCCGACAAATGGTGCAGGGAGCTTGTACATCTCTCCTTTGGGGTCTACCCCGAATTCCTGCGCGGCTTCTCTTAACGCCGCTTCCGATTTCATTTCTCCTAGATACTCGTAGGCGACCATGTTCAGGCTATATGACTGCCTGTTTTCATTAATCAAAGGCGCAGCTAACATAGCATCTAGGATTCGTCCCTTGACGTTAATGCCCAAGCGCCGGAGCCAGCCTACATCATAGGCGGCGTTGTAAAAAATCTTGTCGCAAGGGTGGGCGGCTATCTCTTTTTTGAACCACTTGATAACGTGTCGTCGATCTAGGTTTCCACCGCCCTCATGTCCGAATGGAAAATAGGACTTAAACCCTTCATAGGCGACGGCTATTCCAACTACGTCTCCGTTGCCGGTGGGCCACCCGGCCCCGTGGGTCTTGAGCCGTGGGTCTTTGGTCTCCAGATCTATGGCTATTTCCTTGACGCCTTCCGGGGTCACAGGAAACTCTTCGACGGGAACCCATTCTGTTTTCACGCCAAACTTTGGTTGTTTAAGATTGGTTTTCATCGTCCCAATATCCGGGGCATTCCAACTGGTCTCGTTGCTCTCTACTGACAGGATAGTTACGGCATACGTTGGGGCGTAATTCATGAATGGTGCAATGCCAGTTATCCTCCCCTATTTTTTTAACCCACGGACAGATTCCAGAGGTGACTTCATCGCCTGTTTTAGGGTCTCTCCACAAGTCTGCGGTACGGCCTGTGTGCCCGTCGTTCCAATCGAAGATAAAGGCTGTGTCCAGAATATCCTGACGGTCTGCATCTTCCCATCGTTGAAGATCTTCTTCATGCGCGGACATGGTCCCTATATAAGGCCCGTAGGTGCAGCATTTACCGCAACCTGTACAATTAAAGGTCTCACGATTTTTAATTTCTTCCTGAATTAAAAGCGCTATATCAGTAGGAAATATAGGATCGGGGGGGTTTTCAAAAGTCTTCTTCATGTTTCCTGCACTCATATGCTACGGCGGCGTATCCTGCGCCGTCCACGTAGTCATCAAGGTTAATGCCGCCCAGTTTTCTTCTGGCGATTTTCAGTAACTCCATCATGTTAGCAACATCCGTTGCGCTAACATGGTTGCTGCCTAACTTTTGCCATAAATAGCCTGTCCACAATTGAGCAATGTTTTCATGGTTTATCCACATGTCGCCGTGTTGGTGAGCCCGTGCTGTCCCAATAAGTTCGGAAGCCTGCGCCAATATGTCCGCCGCTTTCATAAATAATACTCCTTGTTTGAATAGGTAAGCCTAGCTCCAGACCTTTGTCGATGCCTTCTTGCATTCCTTCCGTTACCCCAAAGTCAATGTAAGCGGCTACCATGTCCGCACTCTTATACCAAGAGTGCGACAACTCGATCCCCTTCTTTCTGTCGAAGGTTTTATCGTCATCGAGGACTTGAGTATAGAGCAGATGAAAAGCTAGTGGGGATTCATCCATCATCAAACTGTGATACAAACATTTTTGAGCATAGCGGCGATGGTAGTCCTTCTTGTTGCCGCCATACGGGCTTTCGATAATCACTCTCATATCATCCAGCCTCGTTGGGAATCCTCCGGTAATTTCAGGATAAGATTTTGTTTGGCGCGGGTTGCCCCGACATACAGAACTCTGTAAGCGTCGTCCGGGTTCCGCGCCATTTCGTCCAGTGCCTTGCCACTCAGATCCAGATAAAGCAGGACGTTATCAGCTTCGCCTCCTTTTGCGCCGTGGATGGTGGACAATTTTATCTTGGGCTTCTCTTTGAGATTAACACCCCTGTTTATTAACGCCGTAGCATAGGCCCTGTCTTCGTCTCTTATTTTGTCCAAGGCTCTTTCCCAAGAACCTTCTGCTTCCAGGCCAAAATGCTCCCGCAACAATTGCATATCAAAAATTTCTGTTTCATCGGCGTCCTTCAGTAGTTTTTTAGCCCCTCTTATTAATTGTCCGTCGCTGGAAGATATGTGGTCGTACACATTAAGCGCTTCCTTGTGGTTAATTTGATGGCCTGTGTTTGAGTTTAAATAGTTCCATGAAAATATTGCCGAGCTGACCTTTTTGTTTAAAGAAGAGTTACCGTATCTTTCAAATATTTGCCCACTCGATTTAAGAGAATAGGCTATTTCGTTTAACATATAGCTTGCTTGAGCCAGTACGAGCCAGCTCTCGTCATTGAATTCTACCCCCCAATAATCATAGGTTCGACTCACGCTTCCTTCATCTTTACGAGGCAACCAATATTTTTGTTGGCGGTGTTTAATTCGGTGAACTATTGAATCTGCTACATTAAAAATGGTGCGTGGAATACGGTATGATTGTGAAAGAACTTCAGAACCACCCTCTAATGAAATAAAGTGATTAATGTCGGCTCCGGCCCACCGGTAAATGCCCTGATCATCGTCCCCGGCTATAAACATACGGTCAGATTTTTCATTGAGATGGTGTGCTATTTTCCATTGAAGAGGGGTTAAATCTTGAGCTTCGTCTAGGAAAACTACTTTCAAATGAGGAATATACTGAGGGTTTTCTGCCAAGTCCACCAGCATATCAGTGAAGTCCTTGAGTCCATTGGCTTTTTTAAACTTATCATATTCCTCGTAAATATGAAAAAATTCATAGTACGTAATGAAAAGTTCGCTTCTTCGGTAAGCGTACTCTGGGCCTTGAAGCGTGGACCGTGCTAAATCAACACAACGCATTATGGGATGGCTCGTCCTAAATACCACAAAGCCCTCATCTTCTTCGTTGCCCACACCGGGGGTTAGGTCTACACCAACCTTGTGGCTGAACTCTTTCATGTGCGTTTCTTTGAGCACAGCAGAAGAATTCATGCCTAGAAGAAGAAAAGACAAGCTATGCAGGGTACGGAAGTAGGTGAAATTTTCATCCGGGTCTAGGTTAAATCTGGCAACGGCCCGGTCTCTGGCTTCATGGCTGGCTTTCCTAGTGAATGCAAAATATCCCATCTCGTTTGACGAAATTCCTTCCGACAGGAATCCGTCTACCTGATTCAGAAGGGTGGTAGTTTTGCCGGTGCCCGGTGGACCAAAATATCGCAGCATTACTCTTCTACAAGCAGAGCTTCTAGCTCATAGCCAAATACCTTGAGTATCTTTTCGACTCTATAAATGGACAATTGGCGCGGTTGAGTTGTGTTCTCGTATTCCGCAACAGTTCGTTGAGGAACCCCGCACATTAAAGAAAGCTGGCGTTGACTTAATCCGGATTCTTGACGCATGTTCTTCAAGAGTTGAGACCAATAAATTTCATTCAAAACGGGATATCCTCTTCATTATCATCAAAACGAGAGGCGAACTCCTCCTCTATTTTTTGGTAAGCAGGGATTGACCAGCATCGAACGCTGCGTCCTTTGATTTTTAATTGTTCGGGTTGACCGTCTATGTCGCGTAGTCGCTGGGCTATTTTATTTGATTTGTACTCAAAGAACTTGTTCCGTTTTAAGTAGGACTCCAGATCTTTTAGCCGGAAAAAGGTGCGCCCATTCTCTTCATCTGTCCATGGTCTCCTCAACAGAATTTCTTCCTTGTCAAAGGCTTTCTGCATGTGCGTAGAAAACTCTTCGAGGAAGTCGTAGAATTGACCTCTGATACTGGTGTCGTCTGACATGTTAATTATGGCACCTTCAGTGTTCACCATGAAACTTAACAAGTTATTCATGCGGGTTTCCCACGGCCCCCGGTTAATAGTGGGCGGCATGTAATTTATTTGATCCATGCACATAACCTGAAAGCGGCTTTGTTTTTGTAGGGCTTCAGTGTCCAACTCAACCGGCGAACCATTAACATCCAGAAACCATAAGGGAGGTTCACTATCATATTTACGAAGGTTCGCCAGAGTGGGCGTGTTGGCTCCTCCCCCTACTCCGTATTTGCGGCTCCGGCACAAGTCCCTGTTACAAAAATTACAGATGGGCTGGTCGGAGCACTTGTATTGGTAGTCTTTCTTTTTTAGTTGGTCCGCTACAATGTTTACTTCATTAAGATCGAGCGGCGGAGACATTACAGCTTGGTTGTATTCTAGGATTTTCGTTTCCCATTCATCCGGGAAAGCTTTGCGAACATAGACGCCCAAATTAAAAAGACCATTGTTGCGAGTTCCTTCAGGGAAGCCTTGCCTGATAAGAGTTTGAAGACAAGGGGGGCCTTCAGAAAGTCGTTCATCCACAGGCGTGGCTTCGTCAGTTAAAAGGTTTTCAAGGTCCTCCCTGGTGATGGCTGCTTTTTCAGCCGCATTAAGAAACTCTGGTAAAGTTGCCGCTTGGCCGTCCTCCTTAAAGCCGTAGCGCAAGCCATTTTCATGATCATAGTAAGGAAGGTTTAAAAAATTTCCCGTATCACCCCGCTCCAGAACTAGTTTAATTTGTTTCGGGAAAATTTCTGTTGTATCGGCGTAACCTAATTCCCCGGCTATTTCCCTAAGTTTATTTTGAAGCAGGTCAGCGTTGACGGGTTCTTTCAAAAATAAATAAACATGCCCTCCACCACTTTTGCTTCTGCAAACAATGAGAGGGAGTTTTAATTTCTTAATGCGTTCAATGAGCTGCGTATGATCGAGGGGATACATATCTATGTCGATGGCACCCCACCAGCATTGGTTTTGTTCGTTAATAGGAACTATCCCAACACTTTGTTCGCCTATCAGGTGTGCTGAAAAGGTGGCCGTGGTCCGTGGCTCACGGACAATGCGAGCTTTACCCGTTGCCTTTCCATTCGCTGCCTTTTCAGTGATATCGAAAGTACCGTAAGCCTTATCGAGACCTCTAAAAAGACGGGCGAACCTTTTTATAAGTTCCGCTTCCATAGAAAAATGGGGGGAGAAAACTCCCCCCGGCTCCACTAGAACGGAATTTCGTCGTCGAGAGAATCGGTTTCCCGGACATGTTGAACTTTAATCTGCCCGGCATTTATCGACTCTGCGAACAACTTGGCTTCGGCATAAAGATTCGGATCTTCCAATGTTTTGTCCTTTTCTATAACCCA